TTCTAATGGTGGGTTGAATACTGATTTCGTAAACTCAACTCAATCTCTAGATTTAACAGACCCGTATCAGATGGTTCATTTTAACAACACTGCTACGGCATATTCAATCGACAGTAACGGTAACTTAGTGGTGACAATCTAATGGCGGCAATAGGAAAAATAAGATTCAACTGGCGTGGCGAATGGGTAAGTGGGACTTCTTACCTTGTAGATGATATCGTCTCTTACAAAGGCGATTTTTACATTTGTAATACCGATACTTCAGACACAACAAACCCTCGTGCTCGTCTAACAACAAACGACGATGATGTGGGTAGTGTCGGTACTGTCTGGACATTATACTCTGTCGGTGGTTTGTCAGGTAATGCTAATGCAGGTTCAGAAGGTTATTCAAATACCAACATCTTAACCTCAGACTTCTCACACGGTCACCTCAAAAACTCACACTACAGAAGCGGAACATATTACTTTGGTGACATGGTAACCTATATCAACTCTGAAGGTATTATGGGTACATATCGTGTGAAGGTAACCTCAACTACAAATGCCCCAACCAACGAAACTGATTGGGATCGTATTGCATGGGGTGGACAGAACTATTCTCGTACAGTAACAACACATCCAGATTATGCTAGACCATTTCCCAACTCAGGACACATGGTAGATCCTGCGACTAACTGGACTCGCGATGAACTCGGTTACGCGGTAGATAACTTTTCCTCATATTATGGAACAAACTTTGTAAACAAAAACATGGGACTGACATCACCTCCGGGTCAGCAGACCTCTAACCAAGAACTTGGAGTTGTGAGTAACCAATCCCAACAGGCGCGTCTCACTGGTGAAATACCTTTCCATCATTTGGATTGGATTGAAGACCAACTAGAAACTTCTGATGGCAGTCCTCCAAAACCTATCCAAGTTTGTAGAGATGCATATGGTAATATGGTTCTCTTTGATAATGGAGAAGTACACTGGACAGGATATAATGGTCACGGTCAGAAGGGCAATGGAACTGCAACTAACGGATACCCGTGGGGATTCAGTAGATGTGGTTATGCCAATGTCAACAGGGTAGGAGAGACTACTGTACTCCGAGGCAAGAAAGCAATACGTATTGCAATGACAATAAATACAACTCCACAATCGGCAAAATCTCTGTATGCTTTGGTCGATAATGGAGATACTACAAACACATTGTATTCTTGGGGGTACAACGGATACGAACAGTTGGGTCTGGGCGAAGGTGATACCACTGCCAGATACGTACCAACAGCAGTAACATGGGATGCGGCAACCAACGGTAAAATCGTGGATGTCTGGGCGGCAGGTGGTAACTACGGACACGTATGGATTTACACTGATACCGATAAAATGTTTGGTTGTGGTTACAACAACATAGGTCAGATTGGTACTGGCGATACAACACAGTATGGTGTATTCACATTAGTTAAGGACTGGTCTGGAGAAGGTGGATATAAGAAGTTTTCTGTCGGAGGGGGTTATCAGTACAGTCATTGTGCATTTATCTCTGGTAATGGTAAACTTTGGACGTGGGGAGAAAATGCGGCAGGACAACTTGGACAAGGTGACACTACCGACAGAACATCTCCGACTCAGGTTGGAACGGATACCGATTGGCAGAATGTTTGGGCAAAGGGATATAATAACACCGTCGCATTCACCTATGCTTGTAAAGGAACCTCTCGTTTCGACAACACATTGTATGCATGTGGTTTCAACTCTTATGGCGTACTTGGCACTCAGTCTACGTCAAACCATAATACTTTTACAAACTGTTTGGATTCTTTCCGCAACAACATGACTAACATTATCGATGTTCGCGTTGGTGGAATGCCATCAGGCGGGGTTGCTTATGTCGAAAAATATCTCGCAGATGTGGAGTTGAATCAAGCATGGTATAAGACTCAGTGGTATTTCCAAGGTGTTACATCAGCAGGTTTGGGTACAATATATCAAGCAACCGCAACTACATATTATATGAACTATCATAGTTATGATGTTCCTAACTGGGATAACAATGCGACAACAGGTAACGATCATTGCTTCCATTCCAACATTAGATATGCGACAGATATCAATCCATATCGAATGAATGTTGAACCATATCAGTACAATGTATTTGAAAACGGTATGATTTTTTATGATCGTGACGTGGGACGTGTTTATTGGCAAGGTTATGCATACGCAGGATTGAGTCCAGTGGATACTTATGCTGACCGCGCATCTACAGCAGAGTCGGCACACACAGGTTGGCAAATGCAACCATTACCACTTCAATAAAAAGAACTGAGGAAGTTAAATAAATGGCAACCGTAACTTTAGGAAAAGTCAAGTTTGAGTTTAGAGGCAAATACTCTGCGGGTACTACGTACTACAAAGATGATATTGTCGTATATGATCACATGAAGTTCATTTATGTGAATGCTTCTTCTGGTTCTGGAAATGCTCCATTGATTCTTGATACAACACATGGATGGGATTATGCATTCCCAAACGTAAACCCAGATAATGAAGACTCTCTCAAGAAATGGTCTCTGAATAAAACTTACTGGGAATACTTTGAGGATGATAACAACTTTGGTGAGTATCTTGGCGCATGGAATGCTTCAACAAACTATGAGATCGGTGATGTTGTCACTGGTTCGTATGGTGCATGTTACTACGCAGTAAAAAAATCAATCAATGATCTACCAGAAATAAACATTCATGGTTCATGGCAGTTACTCATTGAGGGCGGTAAAGTCAACCACGACAGAAAAATATCTCGTCGTGGTCCTATGCAGAATCCTGTAGGGTGGCGTGGTAATCCTCAGTTTAGAAACATTACAGAATGGACTGCAGTGGGAGGTTCGGCATGGAATGGTAATATTCCTTGGAACATTACTGACGCAGAAACTGACGAACGGTGGATAGGAGATACCTATCACTCAGGTTCTGGTCTACGTGGTATTGCATGGGATGGTACTTTGGTGTTCACCTCTGCAGGTTCTAACTACGAAGGACCAGATATGTATTCGGACTCAACTCCGGGTGCAACGATCTTCCCAGTTGAACATCCTCACTTCTATTACCAATATTGGACTACAGGTATGTTGAACAATGCTTGGTCTGGTGGTCAGATACAAAAACTTGGAGCAGATGGTGTTGAACGAGGACAACTAGATTACTACACGTCAACTGCTATCGACGATGCTCCATCGGAACCATTTGCCTCATCATATCCAAGAGTTATTCAAATACTTGGTATGGGATATGGTGGTGTTTCTGTTCTATATGATGATGGTTCTGTTCAGTATAATGGGGTCGCCTCTTACAACTCGTTGCAATACGATGACAACATCTATTCAACCCAAGGGTATACGCTCAATAGAAAGCACTTTGGTGGAAAACGTATCGTAAAAATTGCGAACGCCTATGAATATGGTGGCGTGTCGTCAAACGCGGGCAGATTCTTCTACTTAGATGAAGATGGAGACCTTTGGGTACAAGGTTACAACAATAACGGTCAGTTGGGTCTTGGTCCAGAATATGATGAGTTGAACGGTGAGACAGCATGGAGTGTAGGTAATCGAATCGATGGCGTTGTTGATGCAGGTGGTTTTGGTTCCGATATGACTTCATATAATGAAGACATACCTATCAATATCAGTCTCGGTGGTGCTTATTTTGATGGCAATAAACTTGTCGATATTTGGTGTAATGGTGGTAACTATGCAACCACCTTTGTTCTGGATGAAGCGGGTAGATTGTGGTCTTGGGGTTACAACGCAAGCGGTACATTAGGTCATCGCAGTGATACTGGAGCAACCACCACAGCGTGGATAAGAGCACCACGAGAAGTTGGTGGTCCAAACCAAGCATTGGACTGGGCAGACTATAATGGCATTCAAAAGTTTTGGTTAGCAGGTTATGACCAATATCTGACATGCTATCTATTAGACGGTGATGGTTATCTATGGTCTTGGGGATACACTGGTGGAAACAGAACTGGTGACGCACAAACATATGATAACACGCACGTACTGACTGCCGCAACAGGTAGACGTACTTCTTGGACAAATCTATCCGATGGTACGATCAAAAACTTCTGGTTGACAAACTTCCAAGGCACTGCTAATGCCAACGTCTGGTTGAAGAAAACAGATAACACTCTCTGGGCATTCGGTGATAACTCGGAATATCAGTTACTTGATGGGACTACTACAGATTCATACGAACCTGTTTCTGTGGACACTGGTCTAAGTGGACAAGTATATAAAATCACTGGTGGCGGGGTTGATGGAACTACTCGATTTAACATCTTCTGCTTAACCTCTACCAATGAAGTATTTACTATTCCTATGGCACAAAGTCCAATTGGTTTTGGGGTGGGGGCATCTGACAACAACAATAACTATCATCCTCAACAGTTGTCTGGTGAAGCACAGCATGGTTGGAAACGTGTTGGTATGCCACGAGGAGCATGGGATGGAACCATTGTTGATATCAATGCTCATGCTATGATGTACTATGGTGGTGCATCGAACTATTCCAACTATCATGTAAATCTATACTTAGAAGATGGTAGAATGTATTCAATGTGGACAGGTAGCGGTGCTGGAACTTTCGGTGGAACATATCAGTTCAGCGTAGACACAGGATTTACCAACTTATTATGGCATGGGGGTTAATAAATGTCAAGAAAGATTTTTTCAATCAATACGACAGCATCTAGAGAAAGTTTGGTACTTCCGGGGCATGATACTCCAGACTATGTTGAGACTGTTGACAGGGAAGTAGATGTCATCATGGGCGATGGCACTACACAAACTGTCACGGTACAGGACGAGTCTCCAGATCACGATCAAAGCAATCCGCTAAATGAAAACTGTTTATACCTCGGAATCGATTTAGAAAACAATAGAGAATATTACTCTTGCCGTTCTGAGATTGATATCACTAATCTTGGCAGTGCAGATGCTGATGCTTTAGAGTGGCAAGAAGAAACTTTCCCTCTTGCCAACACATTATCCTATATATTATTAGACTCTCAAACAGAGTTGATGCCAGATGATGCATATGATGTATATAAAGTAGTTGTTGAAACATTTAGACCCATCGATCCCGAGCATGGAAATGGGAACACAGGAATCCAACGTGTGGATGAAGTGGGTTACACCATATCACAAGAATGGAAAGATGCCTTGGTTTTAGAATGGGCAATGAATGGTGTCAGGGCAAATACAGAGTCATCGAATACAGAATCGTCGAACACAGAGTCGGCAAATACTTAGGAGCACACTATAAATGTTTGGACACGGACAATCCCTAAATCCTGCATCGTTTAAGTATAACTGGAAAGGGAAATGGCATCCAGATACACTGTATGCTTTTCGTGATGTCGTTCGGCATCGTGGAAGAACCTACTACTGTAATACAGAGAATCTTCTGAGAAACAATCTGCGCGGTTGGAATGAAGAACCCGGAAAGACTGGTAGTGCTTGGACTGTTCACACCCTCGGTCAGGTAAACCGTGGTGGATGGGGACCACACAAGACATATGAAGTTGGTGATATCGTCATGTATAAGGGCGATTGGTATCTCTGTAAAACTGCAGGTCAGGGCATTCATCCAGTATACGAGAATGGTTCACTCACAAACAAGTGGACACGAGTTATTGTGTCTCCTTCACTAAACCATAATGATAGATATGTTCCTCTGATGGGGCAAGACAATCCATTAGGTTGGACTCGATACAACGGTGCGGGCGGCACTGCAGGAGGTTCTGGTTCCAGTGGCGCACCGGGTGTGTGGTTAGTTGACTGGGGCGGGAACCCTGTATGGTATCATAACGTGCATAACTATGACGGACAGTACTGGAAGCATCTAACAGTTGCAACTGATGATCGAAGTAGTTACGGTAAGAGACAGGGATTCCAGTTTATTGATCGTTTCATGAACGACAAGCAACCAATCACAGGCGAAATGGAATGCATCCAGATGATGCCTGGTGGCGCACAGAGTTGGTTCCTCTTCAATAATGGAGAGGTATATTCTATTGGTTACAATAACTCTGGTCAACTTGGTTGTGGTCATACATCGAATATGCCCGCCACAGTGCAAGTTGGTATTGATTACGGAACAAGCAGTACAGGTGCCATATGGAATGGATCTATTACTGGAAAGTTCCGCGAGGCATTTATTGTTAAAATCGTTGGTAATAATCATGGCGACAAGACCGCATCATATAATGGACAATGTATTGCTCTTGATAGTGAAGGGTATGTCTGGACATGGGGTGCAGGTGATTATGGTAGAACTGGTCTTGGTTATAGTGCAAATGATTTGAACGCAGACGTAACAACACCTGTTAAAATGCCAAGATCATTCTTTGGCGGGGATACGGTTGTGGACCTTTATTCCATCTCAGCACCGAGTAATGGACTCTATGGTGGATACTTTGCGATTACAAACAACGAGATAGTTTATGCTTGGGGTTATGAGGGTAGTGGTGAACTCGGTGGCGGTGCTGCCAGATTCATACTACGTAGACCCATGCCAGTATTTGATGGCAATAAACATGGTGGTATCAAACGAATACAACCTATGTCAAACGGGACTACTGGTCATAACTGGACAATGATTTTATGTAATGATGGTTCAGTGCATTTTACAGGTGCCGCAGATTATATACACCCAACCTATTCAGATCATGGTGCCTATGATGCTTATCGTTTCATAGAAATGAAACAGTATCTTTACCAAGCATCTCGTCAGGCAGGTTCTGGTGCATTGGATTCTCACTATGGAGACATCTGGACTAATGTTGATGATCTCTGGAGAGCAGATGTAGGATATAATGCCGCAGCAAGTTATGGGTGCGGTTGGTTAAAAGACTCTGATGGACAAATACGCCAGTTTGGATATAGTTCTACTTCATATACTTCAATGTTAATGCCAGAGGGGGATCGTACTGCGGGCGGATTAAAACACCAAACACCTACCACAATCACGCACCCACCAATAGTTGACTGTGGTGCGCTTAATGGACGTGTTGATTGGTTGGCACCAATAAGTATGGCGTACAACGGGAGTGCGCGATGCGGATTCTTAGCGGCAAGCGAAGAGGGACAAGCGAAAATAAACTGGGAAGATGCCACCGCCAATGATGATATAGGTATGGGGGTCGCCAGTTTTAACGGTGTGAGAAAAGCACAGGCAATGATGCAAGGTGATTCGCAAATGTATATAGATGAAAATGCATACTCCGTTTATGGTTCATTTACACCACGAGGCGGTAAACTGATGAACAGAGTTGTTCAAGCAGGTGGTGCCACTAGCGGTTTCACTGATTTGTATGGTGGAGTAGTCACAATCGATGAAACTGGAAAAGCAGGAATAACTGGTGGTAGTAGAGACACCATCGTCGATTACTTAGAACAACGCACTAATATGGGTACAGATGTCCAAGCAGTCAATCGTCCAAGGGGTGGACGAACAGTATTCGTGTAATAGGAAAAGTTAATGGCGGCAAAAGCAAACATTGTTATAGATCAAGGCGCAGACTTTTCCTCAACCATCACAGTAACTGATGATGCAGGAGATGCGGTTGATCTAACAGACTACACTGCTTCTGGACAGATTCGTAAGCACTATACGTCGAATACGGCATATAACTTTACAACGTCTTTCGGATCTCCAAGAAGCGGTGGGTTGCTGACAATCTCTATGTCTCGCGTAACGACTGCAAACATTGAAGCAGGACGTTATGTCTATGATGTGGAAATCACGAGTGGTGCAAATACTCGCTCTAGATTAGTTGAAGGAATAGTGACTGTCACACCCGAAGTAACGAGGGGGTAATATGTCTTTCAATGCTAAACTTGGAGCATCCACAACAGGCAACTTCAAAGTAAAGTTCAGTTCACCGACACAAGATCTGACGCTCAAAAACACGAGTGCTCTTGGCGTTCGACTGGACACTCTTGCCGATGTTAATCCTGCAAGTTCTGCCAATGGTTCCATTCTAGTATATGACAAAAGCACAGATACATATGTGCAAAGAGATATATTGACGTTTGATCCAACATCAAACGCTTTCAAATTGGACGCAGGGGATGATGGTTTCTAATGGCAAATACTATCATTCAAATAAAGAGATCCCAAAGCACAGGTGCTCCTACCTCTCTTGCTAATGGCGAACTCGCGTATTCATATTCTTCCAATAAACTCTTTATTGGTCAGACCTCCAACTCGTCGGTTGCAACGACTGTTGAGTACATCGGTGGTAAGTTGCTCGTTGATAAGGTGGCAAACCTTGAGTCGATTGTCGTTGGTGGAGGATCTGGTACTTACTCATCTCTCACATTGACTGGAGCAACAAATAACTCAGTCCTGTTTGCAAAGGCAGGAGGAGTCGTGGATTACTTAACAGGAAGTTCTGGTAAGGTATTACAGATTGCCGCAAACGGAACACCTGTATTTGATGATATCAACGGTGGCACATTCTAACATGAGTGATTATGTAGATCATGAAATAATCGAAGCATACGCAACATCAAAGCAAATCGAAGAACTCAACAAGATGAATATCGAGTTGAGAAAACAGATTGCGTTTTTGGAAACAGAGGTTAATCGCTATGAAAAACTCCCAATGCCTCGTGGAGTGGTTGAACAAGTAATACAGTTGGAGGCAACGATTAGAAAACTTGAGGATGAACTGAAGTATTATAAAAAGCACGTTCCCCCTCAAGTTATTATAAATAGAGAGAACAATAAAAAACCAACGAGGAATGGTGGGATTCCCAAATAACTTAGGAGTGCTATAAGATGGCATCTATCATTAAAATCAAACGCAAGAGTGATGCGGCAGGAGCACCGGGTTCGTTACAAGAAGGCGAAATCGCGGTAAACCTATTCAGTAAGAAACTCTATGTCGGTAACTCTACAGGTGTTTCGGTTGTTGGTGGAGAAGATTTCCGTCTTACCACTCAAAACGCTACAGCAGGGTCTGGCGCATATCTCAAAGTAAAAGGCGACACAACATCAACATCTAACTCGGTTCTTATGCAAGCGGGTGAAGGTATTGATATCACTCGCCAATCAAATGGTACGCTAACATTCGCAGGGGAAGACGCAACCGATTCAAATAAGGGTATTGCATCTTTCAGCACTGATAATTTCTTGGTGTCATCTGGTGTCGTTACCATCAAAGACAATGGTGTTGCTCTTGGCACCGAGACTACTGGTAACTATGTAGAATCAGTAGCGGCAGGAAATAACTCTATTGTTATTACTGGTGCTGATGCCGAAGGCGCAACAAAAACGGTTTCACTTGGCGATAACATCGGTGCTAACACCACTGGTTTTGCTAGAAAACTTGAGACTGCTAGAAACATTGGTGCAGTATTAACTGGTGATGTTACTGGTCAAGCAAACGTATCATTCGATGGTACTGGGAATGCTCAAGCAGTAATCAGCACAACGATTGCGGAAAACAGTGTTGCTCTTGGAACAGACACTACTGGCAACTATGCCGCAAGTGTCACAGGTACTACCAACGAGATCGAAGTCACTGGTTCAGCAGGTGAAGGCACAACCTTCCAAGTTGGATTGCCAAACGATGTAACTATCGGTCAGGACTTGACTGTCACACGAGATCTCTCTGTATCACGTAATCTGTCAGTTGACGGTAACCTCACAGTCGAAGGTGCATTGACATACCTCTCAACTTCAACGGTATATGCCGATGATGGTATGTTCAAGTTGTCTGCCAACAACGCAGGTGACACGATTGATACTGGTATCTATGCCAAATATGTTGTCTCTGGTAACTCGGCAGTGCAGTATACTGGTTACTTCCGTGATGCAAGTGACGGTGTGTTCAAGTTCTACACTGGATTGGATGATGAACCGGGAACAACTGTGAACACCTCAGATACTGGTTATGGACTAGCACAAGTCGATTGTATTATCGATGGTGGTGCTTACTAAATAATATCATGTGGGGGACATATGTCCCCCTAAATTCACCATATATATGGGTTGAAAAATGGCATCTGTCCTAAAGATTAAACGCTCTTCCGTTCAAGGGAAGTCACCGACTACTAGCAACTTAGAAACAGGCGAACTGGCACTCAACTTACGTGACCAGAAACTTTTCTCGTCTGACGGTTCTGCAGTATTTGAAGTTGGTGCAAACGTTGCCATTTCCCATATTGGTTTCCTCACAGTAGGTAATACTAGTCCCTACGAACTCCCTGCTACAGATGGTACTAGCGGATACGTTCTAGCAACGAACGGGTCTGGTACTGTTTCATTTACTGATCCAACATCCGTCTCTGGTCTCAAAGGAGAGAAGGGTCAAAAAGGCGAGAAAGGGCAGAAGGGAGAAACTGGTGCCGCAGGTGCAGACGGTTCTGATGGTTCAAAAGGTCAGAAAGGTGAAGTCGGTGCTACTGGTGCCGCAGGTGACACTGGTGCTCAAGGCGATAAAGGACAAAAAGGCGAAGTCGGTGCAGATGGTTCTGCGGGTGCAGACGGTTCCGCAGGTGATAAGGGTCAGAAAGGTGAGGCAGGGACTAACGGCACTAACGGATCTGATGGTGCGGACGGTGCTGATGGATCTAAGGGTCAGAAAGGTGAGGCAGGGACTAACGGTGCCGATGGCGCAGACGGTGCCGCAGGTGATAAGGGACAGAAAGGTGAAGTAGGTGCTTCTGGTTCTGATGGTGCAGATGGTTCCAAAGGTCAAAAGGGTGAAGCAGGAACCAATGGTACTAATGGTGTCGATGGAGCAGACGGTGCCAAAGGTCAAAAAGGTGAAGTCGGAGCATCTGGATCAAACGGTTCTGATGGTGCGGCAGGTGACAAAGGTCAAAAGGGTGAAGTAGGTGCTTCTGGTTCTGATGGCGCGGCAGGTGCTGATGGTGCAAAGGGTCAAAAAGGCGAAGCAGGAACTAATGGTTCCGATGGCGCGGCAGGTGCAGACGGTGCTGATGGGTCTAAGGGTCAAAAGGGCGAAGTAGGCGCGACAGGATCTGCAGGTGCTGATGGGGCAGATGGGTCTAAGGGTCAGAAAGGTGAAGTAGGTGCTGATGGTGCGGCAGGTGCTGATGGTTCGGATGGTGCTAAAGGTCAAAAGGGTGAGGTAGGTGCATCTGGATCAGATGGTTCCAAAGGACAGAAGGGTGAGATTGGTGCCACTGGTGCAGATGGTGCAGATGGTAACTTTGGTGGTGCGGCATTTGAGTTTAACTTTGGTGGATTCTCTCAAACAGACACAGACCCCGGTGCGGGCGATCTGGCATTTGATGGTACAAAAGCAGTATACACTGCCGAACTGTTTATTGATGATACTGACCTTAACGGCAACGACATACAATCATTCCTCAGAACAATCGATGACTCTACCTCGTCAATCAAGGGTCACGTAAAGGTCAGTGAGCGTCTTAACTCAGATAACTTTGCTCTCTTCACAATAAGCAGTGTTACAGAAAACACAGGTTATTTCACTGTTGCTGTCGCTTGGTTACAAACAGGTGGTACTTTTGACAGTTCCACTACATCAACCGATGTCGTAGCAACCTTTGCTCGTACTGGTGACGTGGGTGACAAGGGACAGAAAGGTGAAGTAGGCACCACTGGCGACAAGGGTCAAAAGGGCGAAGTCGGTGCATCTGGATCAGATGGTGCCACTGGTGCCAAAGGGCAAAAAGGCGAGAAGGGTCAGAAGGGTGATACTGGGGCATCTGGATCAGATGGTGCCGATGGTTCTAAGGGACAGAAGGGTGAGGCAGGAACAAATGGTTCCGATGGTGCTGATGGTTCTAAAGGACAGAAGGGTGAGAAAGGTCAAAAAGGTGACACTGGATCATCTGGATCAGATGGTGCTGATGGATCAAAGGGACAGAAGGGTGAGAAAGGTCAAAAGGGTGATACTGGATCGACTGGTTCCAAAGGTCAAAAAGGTGAATGGGGTGGAACTGCTTCTGGCAATGTAAACTTAAACAGTTACAACATCAGTTCTGTTGCTAACGTCGAGTTTACTTCAGATGCATCTGATGGATTCTCAATATACACCAAGGTTGCTTCAAGTACCACAACCGCGTATCTGGATATAAATGATGACACGAATACTGATGCAATAGTATTCAGACACACATCATATACTGGCAGTGGCGTATCACCACTAAACTTGGATATGATGAAACTAAAACGTCATACTGCGGGTCATGCAGACATTGCGGTTCAAGGTGACGTTTACCCAACATCAGATGCCGCATATGACTTGGGCAAGTCTGGTGCGGAGTGGGGCGTACTCTATGCTAACACAGTTGTAGCAACAGGTCAAATCAGTGCGGCAACCAAGTCGTTTGATATTCCACACCCAACACAAGAGAACATGCGTCTGCGTTATGGTTCATTGGAAGGACCAGAGAATGGCGTATACGTGCGCGGAGTAGTTTCCAACAACACAATCGTACTGCCAGAGCACTGGACAGGATTGGTTGATGCGGAAACGATAACAGTTCATATCACACCGATTGGCGAAAGTCAAGATGTCAGTGTGGCAAAAGTAAGTAATAATAAAGTCTATCTGAATGGCGTGAAGGAATGCTACTTCTCAGTATTCGGTGAGCGTAAGGATGTAAGTAAGTTGGTGGTTGAATATGAGAGTTAAGTTCTGTATTGCATCGAACAATCATGTGTTCGATATTGAGGACGATTATGCAGATGTGTCGAGTAACACTTACATTGAAGTTACTCGTACAGGCGATGTGTTGTGTGTATCTGTCGGCATCACCGATCTTGACATGCAAGAAGATGATTATATTCCCGAAGAGGATACTCCGTAATGGCAACGATTACTAGCGCACAGTCAGGAGACTTCAGTTCAACTACCACATGGACAGGTGGTGTAGTCCCTGTGAGTGGTGACCGTTTCGACATCTCATCAGGACACACGGTTACTATCACTGCCGATGCAGGAACGACTGGTAACGGTTTTGTAGACTCTTACATATATGGTATCCTAAGAAACAATAATAATGACATCACTCTTAAAATGAACGGGCGACTATACATTAAGGGTGGAGGCACACTGCATTTAACTGATGGTGCAGAGTTTGTATTCAAGGGTGGTGGTACTGGTTTGCGAGGCATCTTTCAAGAGAATGAAGACAATGCTTCAGTGATTATGGAAGGTAGCGATGGAATGACATCGACTACAACCACATCCGCGTTGAACGAAGGTGCGTACTATCTGCCTCTAACAAGTGCAACCAACTTTGCTGTTGGCGAGTGGATATCTATATTTGATAATACCACTGCAAGAACGGAAAGTATGAATGGCACAACTAATGGATTTAGAGATCTGTTAGATGAGGGATTCATCATCCATGAAATCTCAAGCAACAATGTATACATTAGGCACCTTATTGGACCAGAAGATGTAACGGTATCTAAGGTACGTGGATCTTACACTCTGTTCTTATCAAATGCGAAGAAGTTTCGTAAGAATCAGCATATTATTGTCGGCACAGGTTCAAATCGTACCACAGGTCAAATTACTGAAATTAACTATGTACAAAATCGTATCACGATTGATACAGCAATTAATGGCAATCCCGTAGGATCAACAATATATCTGAGTGGTACAGACAAGATTAAGACCATTGCCTCAAAGGTTCGTAAGGTTGCAACTGTAACAACTGCAACATCAAGTTCTGGCGGTAGCACAATAACTGTTGCCAACGTACATAAGTTTGCAGTTGGAGATGAGATCTTTATTGAAGAAAGAACTGAAGCAGGTGGTACTACAGATTACGCAGAGTCACGCGGTCAATATGGACATCATGTAATCTCAAGTATCTCAGGCACAACGATAACTCTATCATCAACTCTTCCATATAATGTAGTGAGTGGTGCTAAAGTTGCTCGTGTCTCACGAAATATTGTTATGAGAGCAGACACCGCAGGTACAGATGAGTGCTTCTTCTATTCGGAATATTATTCAAGCAACTATCGTAAAAAACTAATACTTAAAGATGTGTTCTTTAAGGACTGGGGAGACAACGGCAGTAATGTATATTCTGGGGTGACTATCCGTGGATATCATTCAACCAATAATGACGCTTATCTTGCAGTAACTCTAACAGAGCAAATACCAGAATCAACGTATGGTGGTTGGTTAGAAGGTATTGTAACACGCAACAGTTTCCGAAGAGACTATAGTGGTATCTGGGCATATGATTCACCAAATTTTGTTTTGAGAAATTCTCTTGTTCTTGATAGTGATGATGGGATTACTCTTTACTATGAACCACGGCAAGCAGTTTATAACTGTATTACGGCAGGATCAACGAACTACTCATCTCGCTTTTTTGGTATGACTGAAACATGGGAGATTGCTTACAACCTATTCAGTCGTGCTGATGATCAGGTACTTCTTCAAGCACAATATGATAATGGATTTGGTTTTCACGACAACTGGATTGATGGTAACTACCACGGAGTACAACTACAATATTGTAATGGCATGGTTTGTTATAAAAACAGAATCAGCGGGACACGATATGGATGGTTATCATACATAAACAGTCCTCAGTGTTCAGCATTCTATAATGAATTTATTCCACTTTCTGGTCTTGTTAATACCACAGATCAAACTGGAACCTCGCAAGCAGGTGAATATTGGTCCACAAGAAGGCACAGAGGATCAAGTAGTGGCACTGCAATAAAATCATATCAACACAACTTTGAATATGATTCGGTTGTACAGTTTTCATTTAATATGGAAATCTGGTGGGATTATGATGAAAACGCATGGCGTATCTATCGTAGATACGATAATGACGATAACCCGATGATGATGGAGCAACTGTTTGTACCCGCAGATACTGTGGTTCGTGCCACAATGAAAGTCAAACTCGCGCCAAGTTTTAGTGGGTCATATCCATATCTTGCAACCTCTAATCTAAGTGGTGGTCAGTATAACGGAACTAATAATCAACTCAATCATAATACTGCATATTCAAACAGATATAGTCAAGACTCTGCTCAATCAGTTCAGTATACTGCATCTGCGGCAAGTGCTTTTGAGGAAAAACAACTTACTGTAACAGCACGAGGATATGATAGATATCTTGGCATTGGATTGTTGACTACTAACAGAAATGCGGCAGAGGGATTCTGGGTTAAAGACTTCCATGTATATCTGGACACACCATACGATATACCTCACTATGCAATGATAAATAATAGCATGTTTAGCGGATTAACGAATGTGTCTGTACGCAAAACATTTACTCAACAGAAGAAACGCCTCGGAGGAAGGATTAAGTAATGGCAGATGACGTTCTAATAACCCCCTCTGGGCGAAAGGTTGAGTTCTACGATACAGCAGGAAACGTAGACGCAAAGATTGAACTCGATACCAGTGGCAATCTGAATATAACGAATCCGGGTGGAGACATCTCTCTTGGAGATACCACTGCTGATATCTTTGTTGGTGATGGCATCAACAACGTTGATATTGTCTTTGAACAAAATGGTGAGGTTCGTGGCGAGACGGGTGTCACTCTCACACTAGGTCAGTCGGACAGTCATGTCAAGGTTGATGCAAACACTTTTGTAGTTACACGCAGTGTCAATGTCAAAGATGGTTACTCTGCCAACGGAAATCTAATCATTTCACCTGATGGTATCTGGGTTGGTAGTGGTTCGGGTCTCAAGGGCGAGAAAGGTCAAAAAGGCGAGAAGGGTCAGAAAGGTGATACTGGGGCATCTGGATCAGATGGTGCCGATGGATCAAAGGGTCAAAAAGGCGAGAAGGGTCAGAAAGGTGATACTGGGGCATCTGGTTCTGATGGCGCGGATGGATCAAAGGGTCAAAAAGGCGAGAAAGGCACTGCGGGTACTAACGGCACAGATGGATCAAAGGGACAGAAGGGCGAGAAGGGTCAGAAGGGCGAGGCAGGTACTAACGGCACAGATGGTGCTGATGGATCGAAGGGTCAGAAGGGACAGAAGGGCGAAGTAGGTTCTGATGGTGCCGCAGGTGACAAGGGTCAAAAGGGAGAGACAGGTTCTTTCTCTGGAGCGTTTTCGCAAAACACTTGGTACTCTGATGGCACATATCAAAGGTTTTATTATGCGTCTGCAGGGGCGGGTGGTCATACATATCATAAAGCGTATGGGGGGCATTACTTCCGCGTAGGCAACATAGACGTAAATGAGTTCATGATGGCGGCAGATGGTGAGTTCCATGCAGATGGTGATATTGTAGCACACTCAACAAGCACATCAGATGAACGACTCAAGACCAATATTAGGACTTTACAAAATGCCCTAGATAAGGTAAACTCTATAAGAGGCGTAGAGTTTGAGTACCTCAAAGATGGTAGAGAAGGGGCAGGTGTCATTGCTCAAGAACTGCTAGAGATTTTGCCAAGTGCTGTCAAGGAGAATGGTCGTCTGACGCTAGAAGAAGATGATGAAGACAGATACTACACAGTGGAGTATAGTCAGTTGACTGCACTGTTCATTGAAGCAATCAAAGAACTGACAGCAAGAATAGAGAATCTAGAATCGAAACTAAATCATTGAAGGTGACATGAAAAAGTATATTATTAATCTTGAACGAAGAGAGGATCGTCGTGTCCACTTCATTCGCAACAACTCGTTTCTCAACAATCAAGAGTTCCTTACTGCAGTAGATAAGGAAGACATCACACTCGATTATCTACATCGAAAGGGATACAGTACGAATCCCTTATGGCGAGATCCGTTCAAGAACAGACGTATTACCAAGGGCGAAGTGGCATGCTTTCTCTCCCACGCGAAGGCATGGAAGAAGTGTGTCGAACTCAAAGAACCAATCATGGTATTTGAGGACGATGCGATTGTCAAAGGGCATCTGTTCGACGAGGAGTATTACGAGGAAGTCCTCAAGAAATACGGGTTCCTCTATCTGTCAAGACGCGAGAACGAACCAGAGAAGGTTGAACCGATCAACGATAAACTGGAGCGTCCGTCCTATCCATACAATATGACATCGTATTGTATCACACCCGAAACGGCATTGCTACTACTTAATAGTGGCATCATGCAGAGCATCATTCCAGTCGATGAGTTCCTACCAAAGGTCATTCGTCAGATCAATGGTGTGGCATTGGTTGACGATGTAGCAGACCAAGCAAGTCGGAATACATTGGGATCAGACATTGAACCATACTCAGAGGATGACTGGTTCATCGACTTCAAGGTATACCCAACCACTGTCGGCACTGATCGTAAGAGGTGTGTAGCACTGAATACCAGTGGTATGATGAAGGGGATTCATCCAAAGAACCTCGGTGAAACCGCAGAGTGGAAAGGGGGAGATATGAAGACCCCCGGTGGTGGTACGAAGGTTCGACTGCTCAAGGAGTATCTTGAGACACTGAGGGATTCGGATGTCATTCTATTCACCGATGCCTACGACGTGTTCTATACAGACGATTTGGAGACTATCACTAAACGCTATATTGGATTCAACAAGAAGGTGGTATTCTCTGCTGAACGCTTTTGCTATCCCGACAGTAATCTGGCAGACGACTATCCAGAATCCGACACCTCCTATCGCTTTCTAAATAGCGGTACATTTATTGGGCAAGTCGGTGAGTTAAAGCGTATCATTGGAGAAGGAATCGAGCACTCTGATGACGATCAGTTGTTCTACTCTAAGCAGTTTCTCAGTGGCGACTTTGATATGGTACTCGACTATGAGGGGTATATATTCCAAACCCACGAACCTCAAGCAACGATGGCAAACGGTCAACTCTACAATCCGTTGACTCGGTGCTATGGGTGTATCTACCACGGCAATGGTGGGTGGGAAACCAAGAGTAAGTTCGACGAACTGTACAACCATTTCTATCCAAAAGCACCGTCAATCTTCATTCCAACGTACAATAAATTTGATGTCTTGGATGACGATATGCTGATCATCGATTTTATGACGCAATCTCAGTGCGAAGATCTCATCGATATGGCAGAGCAAAACGGTGGATGGGAACCCCATCCCGACGATAAGTTTCCTGCACAAGAGATCCGTCTAAAGGAACTTGGTCTATGGGATGAGTGTGAGAAGCATTGGCAGAAGCATATATATCCTATTGTAGAACAATATTGGTCACCCATGCAGATGTATGGATTGCGTGAAGCGTTCGTCATGCGATACGCACTCGACACTCAAGTCAGTCTGGCAAATCACTGCGATGCGAGTATGGTGACCGGATCAGTAAAACTAAACGATGACTATGAAGGTGCGGAACTATGGTATCACCGACAGAAGATATCCAATAAAGATGTCCCTGTTGGACGTGCTATATTGTTCCCCGGTCAGGTAACTCATGGGCATGAATGCCAACAGTTGATCTCTGGTGTGAAGTATTCATTGACTATGTGGACTCAACGCTATAAGGGTGACCTACTATAACTTATAAATAGTCATGTAAATAACCAAAGGATTATAACATGGCAAACCCTAGCACACGAGACGAACTCAAAAAGTATTGTATGCGTAGACTTGGGCATCCTGTGGTAGAGATCAATATTGATGAAGACCAAATGCAAGACCGCATCGATGATGCGCTTGCGTTTTACCGTGACTATCACTACGATGGAACAGAGCGCACATTCTACAAGCACCAAGTAACTGCTTCTGATAGGACGAATGGGTACATTTCGATACCTGCCAATATTACTGGTGTCATCAATCTCTTTCCCATCGGTACAGGATTGAATGCCAACAATCTGTTCAATCTCCGTTATCAAATCACTCTGAACGACATCTACGATTGGTCACACGCTCAGTTTCAGAACTATGTTTCGTCTATGGAACGTATTGCTCTGATGGAAGAGATCTTTGTAGGCAAGCAACCGATAAGGTTCAATCGTCATATGGATCGTCTTTACATAGACATGGATTGGACTGCTCGTACTGTGGTTGGGGAATACATTATCATTGAAGCATATCGCCAACTTGATCCAGACACATATACGTCGGTGTGGGGGGATTGGTGGTTACGCCAATATACCACACAATTATTCAAGCGTCAATGGGGAGAGAATCTCAAGAAGTTTGAGGGGATGCAGTTGCCCGGTGGTGTTCAGTTCAATGGACAGACGATCTGGACAGAGGCAGATGAGGAAATCAAACGTCTGGAAGAGGAGATAGTCAATCGCTACTCTATGCCAGCAATGGACATGATAGGTTGATAGATGCCAACGACAAGTCTCTACTTCAACAACTACTCGTACACGGGTGAACAGAACCTCATTGAAAACCTGATCATTGAGTCAATCAAGATCTATGGTATTGAGGTGTTCTATATGCCGCGCACTCTGGTCAAAGAGGATGCTCTCTTTGGTGAGGATGTGTTGTCGAAGTTTGAGGATGCTTATCCGCTTGAAATGTATATTAAGTCTGTTGATGGATTCCAAGGTGATGGCGACTTCCTATCCAAGTTCGGTTTAGAGATCCGCGATGAGATGGTTCTCACCGTCGCACGTAGACGTTTTGGTGAAGAGATTGCAATCGAAGAATCCACTCCCGTCAATGAGGCAGAGGGTGTTGCACGTCCTGCCGAGGGGGATCTGATTTACTTCCCGTTGAACGGTAAGATCTTTGAGGTCAAGTTTGTTGAGCACGAAGCAATATTCTATCAGATGGGTTCGCTCCAGACATATGACCTCACACTTGAACTCTTTGAGTACAGTCACGAAGAACTCAATACAGGCATCGCAAGTATCGACTCTATCGAAGATACTCTGTCGAGCGTCAAGGAGAACTTTGAACTCAAGGATGAGGCAGGTAATGTTCTCGTCTTTGAAAGCGGTGATGCGATTATCGTTGAAGACTATAAGATCGAAACAAACGATCCTCAAGCAAACAATCAGTATTTCGGCACAACGTCTAATATCAGTTTCATTGACTTCAGTGAAATCAATCCGTTCTCTGAAGGGGGTAATTGGTAATGTTTGGGCATAGTTACTATCACGGTGTTCTCCGTAAGTATGTTGTTATGTTCGGCAACATGTTCAACGATATTGATATCGTTCGCTATAACAATGCAGGTGTTGCAACGCAGACATTACG